TTTCATAAGGAACCCCAGCTGTGTTTCAAGGTCGCCAATAGACTTCCCGGCGGCTTTTGCATATTCCAGCAAAGCGGCTTTTCTGGTGTGGTATGTCCACTGCGCCAGCCCATAGCCTGCGCCGTCCCTTGCAAAGTTTCCATAGCTGCCGTTGTCCACGGCTGCTGTGTAGCTTGCGTCAGTATGCCCCAGCTTCTTTTCATAGCTGTTCTGCAAGTTCTGCGGGTTTAGCCCGCTTTCTGCATATAAGTTCCCCATCAATCCGGCTGCCCCACAACTGGACAGCCCTTTTGATTTCAAAAAATTCCAAATCTTTTCTGGCGTTGTTTTTCCTATTAGTCCCATGTCTTATACCTCCCCGGCGCTACTGCGTCATACTTGAAAAGTCAGACAGCGTGCCGGACAACTCCGGGTATGCAGCTTTGATTTTCAGCAGGTTTTCTGCCTTTGCTTTCCAGCAGTAGAACGCTACTGCGGCAGCAGTTACCCCGCCAACGAACGTCAAAAGGACTGATAACTGGTAAAAATCCTTTGTGACCACTACCCACACGCCCACGGCAAATGCTATGTAATAGGTCGCCAGAATTGAAAAGATAATGATTTTTGTTGCGCTGGTCTTTCGCTCCGGGTGTTCCTGCAACTCTTCTTTTCTCTTCTTTCTGCGCTGTCTGAAATACTGCAAATTCCATAAAAAAAGCACTGCTAATGCCAGTGCAAATCCAATGATAAAAAATATTAAACTTTTCATATTGCTGTTTTTGTACCTCCTATTGTTCTTCTTCCGGCTTTGACAAAGCAAAATCATTTGTGTGCATACACTCTTTGTATATTTCCAGTATGTATTCATGCGCAACGTCAACTTGCCCGTTTGTCAACTTGCGGTCTTTGATGTACTTGTCATACTTTGCCAGTATGTCAATGATATGGTCGAACTCTTCTTTTGTATGGCGTCTGTGATTTATGCAACTGCTTTGAAATTCCAGAATTTCCATACGCCAGCTGTCAACCTTGTGGTCTGTAAAGTCTTTTTGCAGCTGGTCCAGTTGTTCTTTCATGTCGTGGTTCATAAGATTTCCCAGCTGTTTAATCAACCAACGCACGGGCTGTACTTTAATTCCCGGCGTTATGTCAATAGCAATCCCAATTCCCGCAAGCCATACAATAGCTTTCTGCACCATTTCCCAGACGTCCGCTGGGTTAAGCGTCTGTATTGCTTCCACTGTCCGTCACCTCCTTTTCTTCTGGCTGCTTGATATAATCATCAGTGCTGCCGTAATATCCGCAGAATAGACCGCATTTGCTGGCTGGCTTCTTCTCCGGTTCTGGATATGGCTTGCCCATTTCCTGCAAGTACAGTTCGTTTAGGCTCTGACGCATACCGTAGCTGTTGAAATGCTGTAATATGCCCCGGTATGAAGCAACGGACCTATCCAGTGTATCTTTGTCAATCTCTCCGGCGTGATATGCTGCAAACATATATTTCAATCGTCGTTTCAGCTTCTTTGCCGTCTTCTTGCGCAATTTTATGTGTGTTGACCAAATGCGGAAGCCCACAAATTCAATACCCATGCTTGTTGGTCTTATGCAGGTTTTCTTGTTAAGCTGTAAATGTAGCTTGCTTCCCAGAAAGTCCGCAATCTTATTCTTTATCTTTTCCAGATACTTTTTGTCTGGGTGTAAAATAATAATGTCGTCCATATAGCGTATGTAATAATGCAGGTGCAGTTTGTGTTTGCAGAACTGGTCAAGTTCGTTCAAATACAAATTCGCAAACATTTGTGAAGTCAGATTGCCAATAGGCAGCCCAACTTCTCCCAGCAATTCATCAAACGCCACGTCGCCAATGTCGGCACCCAGCGGCAGACCAAAGTTTGTGTCTTCGCAGTTTATTATTACTGACAAGACGTGCAACAAATCTTCATCAGCAATCTTCTTCCGCAAAATGTCCATCAATACTTCATGGTCTATTCTGTAAAAATACTTTGCAATATCCAGTTTCAAATAATAGAAACGCTGCGGTTTCCGGTCAGTCTGTTTCAACCAATCATGCAGGCGGTTGACTGCTTTGTGTGTTCCCCTGCCTACTCTGCAAGCGTAGCTGTCAGAAATGAACTGCTTTTCAAAATATGGGTTCAGCTGGCTATATATAGCGTGCTGCGCCACACGGTCTTTGAAAGTGAGTGACATAATCATGCGCTTTTTCGGCTCATAAACATAAAATATGTTGTAGCGCCCCACGGTGTAGGTCTGCCAGATAAATTCATTCTGTAATTCAATCAAGTTCTCTTCCAGCTTATCCGTGTACGCCATCACATCTGGTCTGTACCTCTTGCACTTTATCCCGGCTTTGTACGCATTGAAAAGATTTTCAAAGTCGTAAATCATAGGGAAAATGTTTTTGATTTTGTGCAATTTCTTTTCCCTCCTGTTGTTAAAATCTGCCGTACAAATCAAATTGCGGTTCTTCCGCAACCCAAACGTGATATATACATTCAGTGCCAGTCTTTCCGGCTCTGACTTTCAGCCCTGTGGCTTACTAACTATCTTTACGGCTATTCAATCTTTTTCCTACGGCTCCCGGCTGGCAGCCTTTGGAATGGAAATAAACCCCTTTAACCCAGACGCACTGGACGTGTCCACGTATGGGCACGCCTACTGGCAGAAATGGGGTGAAGCGGAACGGAACGAAACATTGTTGTTGACGTTAGAACGGGCGTTGTTCAAGTTCAGCGCACCAGCGCCACCGTTGGAAGTGTTGTTGAAACTCGAACCCCGGATAGGCACGGCAAGTCCTCTATTAACGGCTTATTCCCATAA